GATATAGGTGGTAGTGTGGCCATGAGATTAACTCCTTATAGAGTGATAGAGGATGGAAGTTCAGAAAGTTTACCAGACAATTCTATTCCTATAACATATATGGATGTTTTTGAAAGTGGAGACACAGACGCTATAAATGCAGCGGCAACAATTATGGGTGCTTTGCAGACTTTTATTAATGATAAAAATCTTTAATTATGGCTTTAAGATATGCAGTAGCAACTGGTAACTGGAGCAATACAGCAACTTGGGATGGGGGTACACTGCCAACAGCAGCAGATGATGTATTTTCAAATAACTTTACTGTAACTATTGATGGAACATTTACAGTTTTATCAATTAGAAATACATTAAACGCAGCAGCACCTACTATTGCAGCTGGTGGTCAGTTTAGATTTGCTAATGGTGGGAATTTAACTTGTACTGCTTCAACTGGTATTATTGTTGGCTCAACTACTCCAACTTTAGAAATGAATTTAACAACTGGTAATACTGGTACTTTTAACGGTAGTATTTTGACAATGGCAAATACTAATAATTTTAATGCTATTAGACTATCAAGTAGTGGGACTTTAAATTTAAATGGAAATTATAATATAGACGGAGCTGCTAATAGAGCTGTAATATTATTAACTTCAACTGGAACTCTTAATATTGTTGGAGATATTTCTTCTACTGTGTTTGGTGGCGGTACTACTATGAATAATATTTTAATGACTGGTGCTGGAACATTAAATATAACTGGCAATGTAACGGCATCAACTAATACTGAACGTGCATCTTCTACTATTAATTCAAATGCTGGAACTATAAATATTACTGGAAATACAACTGCTAATATAACACCAGCTATCTATATTATTGGGGCAGTTACCTATAATCAAATAGGAAATGTAAATGCTTCAACAGCACAACCAGCTATTTATAATCAAACAACTGCTGCAACGATTTCTGTTACTGGAATAATAACTGCAAATACTGGAGCGCCAGCAATATACGCAGCCTTTGCTTTAACAAATAATTATTCATCTGGTACTTTTGTAAAAGTAAGTGGAAACGTAGTTAATACTTCTAATAATATGGCTATTGTAGCACCAAGAGTAACTATTGACACAAACACATCAAGTTGGTTGTTTCAAATAAGTACGGGTGGTAATAGAACTTTATATGCTGCTGGAGTGGATTTAGGAAATCCAGCAACAAACAATGTAAGATTTGGAACTACTTATGGTGCGTCAAGTGAATTAACTGGAACGTTAAGAGTGCCAAGTGCTGCAAATGTATTGAGTGGAGTTTTAGTAGATGCAACAACTGGAACGTTATTAATGACACCAGCAGATTTTTGGAACTATTTAATTGCAAGTGGATTTACTGCTAATAGTATTGGAGACAGATTACAAAACGCTGCAACAGTAGCAACAACAGGTGGACAAATAGCATCATATAATATTTAAATATGAAATTAAGAGATAGCTTTCACATTTTTATCGGGTTTGCAATTATGTATTTAATTGGCAGCGTTACAGATTTTTCGGAGTTTACATTAGACGGAAAAATTATAGGAGTGCCTATAGTGTCTGCATTTATAGGTGCAATGATAGGATTCTTTTGGGAGTGGGCTCAAACGGTAATCATAAAGTCATACTTTGACTATATGGATATAGTAAGGACTGCGGTTGGAACGTTTGCAGGGGGATTGTTTAGCCTATGGCTTCCTGATATAAAGTGGCTAATGATTAGCACCTGTGTTATATCAATGCTTTTAGTGCTGAACGATATGAAATACTTTCTAAAGAAAAGATAATATAATTTTATATCTTTGTAAAAAATTTAATAAAATGAAAGCGATAGAAAAACAAGAGTTAGAGACATTAAGAGATTTAAACAAGAGCTTCGTAGATCTTAGAGCAAAGTTGGCAGATTTAGAGATTGCAAATCGCAATATCCAATCTCAGAAGAACTTAGTATTTAATGATTTGGATAAGTTATCATCTGAATTTAAATCAATAGAGGCTGACTTATTAGAGAAGTACGGGAACGTAAAGATAAACTTAGAAACAGGAGAAATAACAGATGACAAAAATTAGTCAATACCCTACACTTTCAAATCCTACAGAGGATGATATATTAATCGGTACAGATGTAAACAGCTCTGACGAGACTAAAAACTTTAGTATTGGGAGTATTGTTAATTTAGCTAACGAAACTATTAAACCATATAAAGTATACACTGCATTATTGACGCAAACAGGAACAAATGCTCCAGTTGCTACAGTGTTAGAGAATACTTTAGGGAATATTTTATGGGGTTATACACAAGCTGGAATTTATACAGGAACTTTAATAGAAGCCTTTATTATAGGTAAAACATATTTACAAGTACAACAAACTCTTTGGGGAAGTGAAAGACAACAAACATCAATTGATTATAATGATATTGATAGCGTTATTATAAATACTTACGACAATGGTCAAAACGATTCTACAGCAATAAATAATGCACTTAGAAACACATCTATAGAAATAAGAGTTTACAACTAAATAAATCAAATCGAATGGATATAATAAGAAAGATATCAGTTGGCGCTGACTATAAGAATGGCGCTATGCACTACATAGTAGGTCAGGATGTTCTTAGTGGTAGCCATAGGATAAATCATATCGGAATAAATGAAAGCACTGGAGATTTTGAGATCTGGATCGAGAAGGATGACGAGATTAAGAAGTGGAAGAAGTTTAACGTTAATATGCCTATATCTACAGAGAATAATATTGACTTCTAATGAAATCGCCATTTTACTTTGTCGTTAGACCTACAAACGGTAGGAGGTACGACAATATAAAGAAGATAGGCGATATCAACTTTATAACCAGTGTATCTCAGGAGGACCACACGGCAACTAACAGGTTTGCTGAGGTTGTGTCAGTCCCAAATAACTATGTTGGCGACATCTGTGTCGGTGACATACTTCTAGTTCACCACAACACGTTTAAGATTTACTACGATATGAAAGGTCAAGAAAGGAGCGGAACAAGCTTCTTGAAGGATGACCTTTTCTTTGTTGACGATGACCAGTACTTTATGTACAACCACAACGGAGAGTGGAGGACACACTCTAAGTACTGCTTCATAAAGCCAGTGAAGACTCGTGAGTCATACATAAGCAAGGGTGGAGTTTACGAGCCGCTTATTGGTATTGTTAAATACTCAAATGACGAGCTTAGAGATTTAGGAGTAAACGAGGGTGATGAAGTATCGTTTGAACCAGACAGCGAGTACGAGTTTACTATTGACGGAGAGAAACTTTATAGGATGTTCACTAAAAATATTACAATCAAATGGAACTAACGGATATAAAGAAGAGAATCATCGAGGCTGGATACAAGGCTGTTGATGAGTTAATAAAGGTCGCAGAGGATAAGATTCTTACTGGTGGAGATGATGATCTTTCATCTGATAAGTTGAAGAACGCTGCCGCTACAAAACGTTTGGCTGTGGAAGATGCCTTCGCTATACTTAATCGAATCGAATTAGAAAAGGAGTTAATCAATGGAGAGTCAAAAACAAAGGAACCTACAATCAAAGGATTCGCAGAGGGAAGGTCTAAGTAATATAGTCCATAACTTAATTCCCGCAGGTATACTTACTGGCGGAAATAACAAGAGGTCTTGGGAGTACGGGTACAATGAGAAGTACGACATAGTTGTAATCTCTAAGGACGGTACCATTGGCGAGGTATACAACATAAACGGACTTAATATTGCACTACCTCTCGTCCCAAATATAGTACATAAAAGGGACGAAAAGAAGGACAAGCAGTACTGGGAGGCGGCAGATTATCCAAAGGAGCTGCACAATATAAAGTCTATATTCCAGTGGCACACTATGCAGAAGGACTTCAAGGCTAAGTGGGTTGACTACATAGAGAATGAGTTTGTAAGGCGCGAGGACGGAATGTTCTTTATGAATAACGGCATGCCTACATACATAACAGGGAGTCATTATATGTACCTACAGTGGACAAAGATTGACGTAGGTCACCCTGACTTCCGCGAGGCTAACAGGATCTTCTTTATATTCTGGGAGGCTTGCAAGGCAGACGACAGGTGTTTTGGTATGACTTACCTTAAGATTAGACGTTCTGGGTTCTCATTTATGGCATCGTCTGAGTCTGTAAACGTGGCGACACTTGCTAAGAATGCGCGGATTGGGATATGCTCAAAGACTGGAGGGGATGCCAAGGCGATGTTTACCGATAAGGTTGTGCCAATATCTAGTAACTACCCTTTCTTCTTCAAGCCTATTATGGACGGTATGGACAAGCCTAAGACAGAGCTAGCGTACCGAGTGCCAGCGTCTAAGATTACCAAGAAGAATATGTACGAGAGCGACAACTCAAACCTTGAGGGATTGGACACGTCTATCGACTGGAGTAACACGTCTGACAACTCGTATGACGGTGAGAAGCTGAAGCTTTTGATAGAGGACGAGTCTGGTAAGCTTGAGAAACCAAACAACATACTAAACGGGTGGAGGGTTCGTAAGACCTGTCTAAGGTTAGGTAGTAAGATTATAGGCAAGTGCTTGATGGGATCTACAGTAAATGCCCTTGAGAAGGGTGGTGGGAACTTTAAGAAATTATACGAGGACTCTAAGATAACAACAAGGAACGCGAATGGGCAGACAAAGACAGGACTATACGCTCTGTTTATTCCTATGGAGTGGAATTTTGAGGGTTATATTGATAGGTACGGTATGCCTGTTTTTAGACAGCCTAATTCACCAGTAGAGGGAGTAGACGGAAGACCTATAAGGATAGGTGCTATTGATTTCTGGGAGAATGAGGTTGACTCGCTTAAGAATGATCCTGACGCGCTGAACGAGTTCTATCGTCAGTTCCCAAGGACAGAGAGTCACGCGTTTAGAGACGAGAGCAAGGCATCGATATTTAATCTTACAAAGATATACCAGCAGATAGACTACAATGATTCACTTATAAAGGATAGGGTTCTTACAAGAGGCTCGTTCCACTGGAAGGATGGTAAGGAGGACTCTATAGTTGTCTGGACTCCAGACGTAAGGGGTAGATTCTTAGTCTCCTGGATACCATCTAATCAGCTTATGAATAACGTGATCACAAGGAACGGAGTTAAGCAACCTGGCAACGAGCACATTGGTGCATTTGGATGCGATCCATACGACATATCTGGAACTGTAGGTGGTGGCGGATCTAAGGGTGCGCTTCACGGACTTACCAAGTTTAATATGGACAACGCGCCAAGCAACGAGTTCTTCCTTGAGTATATAGCAAGACCACAGACCGCGGAGATATTCTTTGAGGACGTTCTTATGGCGTGTGTGTTCTACGGTATGCCAGTGCTTATAGAGAATAACAAGCAGAGGCTGTTGTATCACTTCAAGACAAGAGGCTACAGGGCGTTCTCTTTAAACAGACCTGACAAACCATCTCACAAGCTCTCTAAGACAGAGAAAGAGCTTGGGGGTATACCTAACTCGTCTGAGGATGTTAAGCACGCTCACGCGTCTGGAATTGAGTCGTATATAGAGAAGTACGTAGGATTAGATCTAGAGGGTACGTACAGGGATCCAGATGAGATGGGCTCTATGTATTTTACAAAGACTCTGGAGGACTGGGCTAAGTTTGATATAAACGACAGGACCAAGTTTGATGCCGCAATTAGTTCAGGGTTAGCCATAATGGCAACGCAAAGATCCACATTTCAAGCAGTTAAAAAAGATTCGAAAATAAGTATTAAATTTGCAAGATATAATAACAACGGAAGATATAGCGAAATAATAAAGTAAATGAAGGATGTAACCATTAACATTAATCCCGCTGGCTTTCCTAATCAATTTGCTTCAGACAAAGAAAAAGCATCATACGAATACGGACTGCAGATCTCACAAGCTGTTCAGTATGAGTGGTTTAGGAGAGATAGTGGAACTTGTAAGTTTTATAATCAGTGGGGTGAGTTTCATCGTCTTAGGTTATACGCAAGGGGAGAACAATCAGTTGCTAAGTATAAGAACGAGTTATCAGTAGATGGTGACCTTTCTCATTTAAATTTAGATTGGACACCAATTCCAATTATACCAAAGTTTGTCGATATCGTTGTTAACGGTATGTCTGACAGACTTTTTAGAGTTAAGGCTTACGCTCAGGATGCAGTTTCTGCCGAGAGACGTAGTAAGTATCAGGATATGATAGAGACCGACATGGTGTCTAAGGATATTCTGAATCAGATAAAGGATAGCTTTGGGGTTGACGCGTTTGATACAAATTCTGATCAACTTCCTCAGGATTCTGAAGAGCTTAACTTATTTATGCAGATCAACTACAAGCCAGCTATAGAGATTGCTGAGGAGACTGCAATCAATACAATACTAGAGGACAACAAGTACTCAGATACAAGGAGCAGAGTTGATTACGACTTAGCCGTACTTGGTAAAGGTATAGTTAAGCACCAGTTCCTACCAGGAAGTGGCGTTCAAATTGATTATGTAGATCCTGCTAATATAGTTCACAGCTACACAGAGGATCCACACTTTAGGGATTGCTTCTACTGGGGAGAGATTAAGACTGTAGCTATTACTGAACTACTTAAGATTGATCCTACACTTACAAACGATCAGCTTGAAGAGATTTCAAAGTACAGCCAGTCCTGGTACAACTACTACAACAACGCACAGTTCTATCAGAACAGCTTGTTTAGTAGAGACTCTGCCACGCTTCTTTATGTTAATTACAAGACAACAAAGAAGTTTGTCTACAAGAAAAAGGTGCTAGACACAGGTGGAGTTAGAATGATCCAGAAGGATGATACGTTTAATCCTCCTAACGAGATGATGGAGGACGGTAAGTTCGAGAAGGTAGAGAAGACTATCGACGTGTGGTACGATGGTGTTATGGTTATGGGTACTAACATTATGTTGAAGTGGGAGCTTTCCAAGAATATGGTAAGACCTAAGTCATCATCTCAGCACGCACTTCCAAACTATATTGCAGTAGCTCCAAGGATGTACAAGGGTAACATAGAGTCTTTGGTTAGACGTATGATACCATTTGCTGACTTGATTCAGGTTACTCACTTAAAGCTACAGCAGGTTATATCTAAGGTTGTACCAGACGGTGTGTTCATCGATGCTGATGGACTTAACGAGGTTGACTTGGGTAACGGTGCGGCATACAATCCAGAGGATGCATTGAGACTATACTTCCAGACTGGTAGTGTAATCGGTAGAAGCTACACCCAGGATGGTGAGTTTAATAACGCAAGGGTTCCTATCCAGGAGCTTAACTCTAATAGCGGTCAGGGTAAGATAGCTTCATTAATTGGAAGTTACAACCACTACCTAAGTATGATT